TGCCCTTGCGCGTCATGACGAGCGCGGCCTTGCCGGTGAAGGCGCCGAATAGGACGCCGCCTGGCGCGCCGGGGGTCATCGGCGCCAGCCCCAGCGCCTCGATCGCCTGGGCGGTGGTCGTGGTCTTCCCCACACCGGCATAGCCGAACACCCGGAACACCTGCTGCTCGTTGCGGCGGGTCTCGTACCAGTCGCGGATCGCCGCGATGGCGCGGCTCTGCATTTCGGAAAGCGTGACGGTCATGCCCGGTCCTCCCAGCAACGCGCCGAGAACGGGCAGAACCGGCAGAGAAAGAAGTCGGGACTGGTCGCGATGCGGGGCAGCAACTCGCCCGCGTCCGCGGCGCGCAGCACGGTGACCGCCTTGTCGGACAGCTCCTGCGCGGTCGCCGGGTCAAACGGCACGTGCTCGTGATAAAGCTCGCAGGTGTCCTTGTTCAGCGCCGTGAAGAGCGCCGACCCGAGGCCCATATAGGCCATGTATAGCTGCATCTGACCGAAGTAGACGGGCTTGGAGACCTGCACGCCCTTCTTCGCGGTGTCATTCCAGCTGGTGGCTTTCAGCGCCTTGTGCTCCCAGAGAACCGGCCAGGTCAGGCCGATGTCCGGTCCACCGACGATGACGCCGTCGACATGCCCGCGGATCCGGCCGCCCGCGGTCTCGAAGCCGAACTGGCCACCCTCGCGGGTCTGGGTGCGCAGGTCGAACCCGGCCAGCCGCAGCCAGCGGATGGCGAGATCCTCGAAGACATGGCCGGCGGCGAAGATGCGCAGGCTCCGCCCCTCGATCTCCTTGCCGGGATCGGGCGTGGTGTGGGTTACCTCGAAGACGAGGCGGCGCGCGCAGGGCTCGCCGATGCGGCTCGCCCCGAGATAGTCGCGGGGCCGCTGGCCAGCGCGCTCGGCCACGAGCGCGTCATCGAGCAGCGCGTTGATCCGGGCGCCGAGCGGCGGGGGAGCGTCCGCGGCGCGGCCGTAGACGAGGCCCGAGCGATGGTTGAGATCGATCATGGATGGCGAGCCTTCTTCTGGCCCTTGGTCCAGGGGCTCTGCTCACCTTTGCGGCTCTTGCAGTACTCGACGAAGCCGGGGGCGTTCAGATTCTCCTTCTGCGTCCCCCATTTCAGGTTGTTCGCCCGGTTGTTTGCCGCGTTCTCGTCGAGATGCATGACAACCGCGCCGTCGAAGGGCGGCGGGCCATGGAAGGCCTCAGCGACGAGCCGGTGCACCTTGTACGTCTTGCGTTTCACCGGCACGCAGAACCGGCCATCTGTCTTGTGCCAGACGCCGAAGTACGGCTGGCCGCCATAGGGCCTCATGCCGCCGCTCGGCATCGGGTAGCGGTAGGGCGTGACCATCACCCGCCCTTCGTTGCTCACCAGGATGCCGGGAACGCTGGGAACATCGCGCCAAACTTCGCCTGAACTCATATTGCGCTCTCCGTCATCAAAAAGGGATTTCGCCGTTGTCGGACTGGCGCTGCATCGAGGCCTGAAAGCCGTCGACGCAGGCCTCGATCAGGCGGTCGATGTCCTCGGCCGGCCGGTCGAAGAAGGGCTCCATCAGCCCCATCTCCGTCAGCGCCTCGGCCAGTTCGCGGCGCGCCTCGCGGATCGCGCGGGTTTCCATGTCGGTCTTGTCGATCATGCCGTGGTTCCTTTGGGCGTTTGCCGAGCCCGCCGTAAGGCAGGCCATGGAGCAGAAGCGGTGGTGGGGATGGCGATCCCAGCGCAGGCCGTGGCAGTAGCCGAAGCCCCGGGCCTCCCGGCCGCAGAGCGCGCAGGGCACGCGGCGGCCGAGTTCGGCCCGGGTCAGCCCATGAGCAGCAGGTCGAGCGCGCTTCGCTCCTCCGCGTCCGGCGCGGCGGTGCGGCGCTCGGAGGCCAGCACGATGAACCGGCTGATGGCGTTCGAAGCCATGCATTCCAGATCGCGCCGGGTCAGGCTGGCGATGGGGCGGTCGAGACGCCCGCGCGCCTCGAGCCAGCGCCCCATCGCAAGGGCCGCTTCCGTGGTGACATGCGCCTGCCATTCGTCCGGGCTCACGGGTTGAGCCAGGCCGGACCGCCCGCGGCCTTCGGCGCGGTAGGCTCGGCGGCAGGTTGGGCGGCGGGCTGGGCGGCGGGCGACGACCACGCGGGCGCGGCCGGCGCCGCGGCGGGCTGCGACTGACCCCAGGCGGGCGCCGCGGGCTGCGCGGGCGCGGCGGCGGGACGGGGCTTGTTCGAGGGCGCCGCCGGCACCGTCTCGCCCGCCATCACCCTCTGCCACTCGGGCGCGGTGGGCAGCACGACATGATCGAGCTTGTTGGCGTCCTTGTAGGCGGGGTTGCGGTTCGGCTCGATCTGGATCTTCGCGACGAAGGTGATCCCGTCGAGATCGGCGAGCCCGCGCAGGACGCGCTTGGCCTTGGCCGCCTCGCTCATGTCCTCGGGGTTCAGTCCGAGCGCACTGTCGATCATGGCGCGGAACTGGCTCTTGGAGATCTTCCAGCCGATCGACTGGCCCTGTTCGTCGCGCTTGCCGCCCTGCACGGTGAAGTTCTGCCAGAACTTGCGCCGGGCATGCGGACCCTCGGCCACGGTGAACTCGGCATCCACCATCAGCACGTCGCTGCCGGGCTGGTTCGAGGGCTTCAGCAGGCCGCGATCCACCTCGCTCATCCCGTCCGTGCCGCCCTTGCGGATGGACATGGTCACCTTGGCGAAGGTGCCGTCGGGGATCAGGTCGCCGGATTGCTGCGGCGCCACGTCGTTCATGTCGAAGGTCATCTCGTTCATCCTTTCGGGTTCTGGTTGATCTTGGTGAGGAGCGCGCCGAGATCGGGCGGCTCGGTCAGGTCGAGCCTGCCGCTGCGATCCTTGGCCGGCAGGCCGAATGGATTGCCGGATTGGCAGACGAGGCGGCGCGTCTCACCCTTCTCGGGGTCGTGCCGCCAGGCGGTCGCGCCATCGGGGCCGGTCTCGGGGCTGAAGAGGCCGAGGGTCATCACCTGGTCGACGATGCCGGGCAGCTCGCGCGCGGCCTTTCCGCCCTCCATCTGCGGCTGCCAGATGGTCCTGTTCATCTCGTCGGTGATCCGCTCGAGGATGCCGACGAAGATCACGGTGCGGCCCGGCGCGTGCTGAAGGTGCTTCAGGAGTCCGATCACCTCGCGGGCGAGCAGCCCGTAGGCGCCGCGGGTGTCCGGCTTGCCGGTCCGCTCCGACATCGCCTCCGGCCGGGTCTTGGCCCAGGCCATCGCCTGCCGTGTCAGGTCGGTGATGCTGTCGACGAAGACGATGCGCTTGGCGTCGAGCCGTGCGGCGAGCTCCGGGTGCTGCCCGCGCAGATGCGCGTGATGCGCCTCCGAGAAATGCTCGTCGGGCTGGGCCGCGGGGTTCGCGCCACCGATCAGGCAGGCGATGTCCACGGCGTCGGCGAAGCGGCGGATAGGCAGGCTGTCGCCGCGCCAGTCCTGCACCGATTTGAGCCCCGCCTCGAGATCGAGGCAGACGGTCTCCTCCGCCGGCAGCGTCTTCAGGAGCGTGGTCTTGCCGGCGCCGCTCGGGCCGAACAGCGCCATGGTGGTCTTGCCCTGCGCCTCGCGGAGACGGTCGTCGGCGGAAATGATGCGCAGGCTCATTGATCGTCCCCCTGCGGGACGATCTCGATCTTCAGCGTGCCGGGCCGGACGGTGCGCGCGGGCTCGAACCCGGCACGGATGTTGTCGGGCCAGGCGGCGTATTTGCGCTCCGGCACCTTGATGGCGATGTCGACATACTGCGCGGGGTCGTCGCCCGAGCGGCGGATGCGCTCGACGATCTCGCCGAGGCGCTGCTGGTCCCAATCCACCCGTTTCGGCAGATCGGCCACCACGGTGAAATCGCCGTCAATGAGCCGGATCGTGCCAGTGTCCTTGCCCGCCGCCTGCCGTTCCTCGGCGGCGCGGGTGGCGTAGCGGACGGTCAGCGCGGCATCGAGCCGGGCCTTCGCCGCCTTGGCGCGCTTGAGCGCCTCCTCGGTCTCGCGCTGCAGGATGGCGAGCAGTTCGACCGGCAGCTGCGCGAGTTCGGCGTCGGGGATGCCCGGCAGGTCTTCGGGCGTGGGGGTGTTCGCGGGGAACGGCATGTAAGGGTCTCCATGATCGGCAAAAAGGGATTGG